CCAGTGCTTCCAGGAGGAGTTAAAACTGCATTACTAACTATGAAATTATTAGTGCCTGCTGTCAATCCCTGCACAGTAATTCCACCAAACTGCATCTGTAGATCGACTGGACTGTAGCTACCACCTCTAAATTGAAGAATCTGACCCGCTGTAGGATCCGTGTCAGCGGTATCAGAAAGATCCCTAACCCTAGCGTCACTACTTATAAGAGTCCTAGAGCCAGTTGTTGTTGCCAGACCATCAGGGGTTGATCCATTTTTGTAGTATATCTCATTATTCCCGGCAGTGGACTTCGGTAGGGCATCGTTTGCAACCGCTCCTGTAGCTGCCAAAGCAGTCTGTGTACTGATTAAGGAGGCTCCTGTCGCATTTAAAGCAGTCTGTGTAGTGATTAACGATGCTCCTGTAGTCGCTAAATCAGTTTGCGTATTGATTAGAGATAGACCTGTAGCTGCTAAATTAGTCTGGGTACCAATTAGAGATGCTCCTGTAGTCGCTAAATCAGTTTGTGTGTTGATTAAAGATAGACCCGTAGCAGCTAAATCAGTTCGTGTATTGATTAGAGATAGACCTGTAGCTGCTAAATCAGTTTGCGTATTGATTAAGGATAGACCTGTCGCAGCTAAATTAGTCTGTGTAGTGATTAAGGAGGCTCCTGTAGCTGCTAAAGCAGTCTGTGTAGTGATTAAGGAAGCCCCAGTAGTCGCTAAATCAGTTTGTGTACCAATTAGAGACGCTCCTGTAGTCGCTAAATCAGTTTGTGTACCAATTAGAGATAGACCCGTAGCAGCTAAATCAGTTCTAGTGTTAATCAAAGATAGACCAGTGGCTGCTAAGTTAACATTCGTGGCGTAAGCAGCAAGATCAGTGGCAACGGTTATATCGGTGCCATTTACCTTAGGCGTCGTATTAAATGAAGTCGGGCCAGTAACGTTGAGACCTATAGAAGTAACATTAAGGCCAGCTTGAGCCTCAGGGGCTTGAGTAAATATAAGTTTTGGGTTTACTGTAGTATTACCTGTTCCCTGTGTCGGAACAAACTGTAAGGTAGATGGGCAGAACTGAGTACCATTCCAAGCATAGACCTGACCGTTAGCAGCAACCGCATCATTACAGACATTTCTTAGAGCACTTAAATCACAGCTAGCTAAATCACCACAAGTAAATGATCCACCACCACCCGCAGGAAATACAATTGTAGAAGGAGCGTAAACACCCGTGGATGAAAAAGCTAGAACTTGATTTGCAGCAGGTGCATGATTAGTAGCTACATCATTTAAATCAGTGCTGCTGACTAGAAACTCTGCAAGTCCAGAAGGATCGTCGTTACTGTCATAGCTAAGAGCTAAAGGAAGTCTGTTTTTAATGGTCACGAACTACCTCCTATTAGCTCTTGTATTGCTCTGGATCCTTCTTCTTTTTGTCTTCGTCGTCTTTATCGGTAAGATCTTTTAAGAGATCTTCAATATCCGAGAGGACGCTGGTTAGATCATCCTGATCCATTTCCTCAGGGGTATCTTCACCTTCTTCATCTTCCATACTCTCGTCATCTTGAGGATCTTCATCAGAGGCAGCTTTCGGATCCATATCTAACGCTTCTTCCTCTTCTTTTTCAGCTTCGTCTTTCACCTCTTTAGCGACTTCATCGGCATCTTTCTTATCATCCTTCATGGGGACTTCAGAATCGCTGTCCATATCATCGGGAGCGCCTAAGGAATCTTCGTCACCCTCCTCATTATCCTGCATATCCTCTTTGTGATCTTCCACTTCTTCAGCAGCTTTCTCTACAGCAGGAACTAACATTTTTAAGACTTTTCCGATCTTACCTAAATCGTCGCCAACTTTACTGAAATCCATGTAATCCATCAGTTGAGCTTCGTTTAAGGACTCGGTGTACCCAGCCTTTTCAAAGATTTCATTTATAAAATCAGCGAGGTCAATGGCTTCAGCGCCATTCTTTGTCGGCAAGATTTCAACAAATTCCAGGATTGTTTTCTGAATGACGGAGTCCTCAGGAGATCTTTCCGCGATGGCCTTCATGATCTCGGCTTCAGTCATGAGCAACGTTTGGAAACTGGGAACCTCATCAAGCTTGCGAACATCGATGCCATACTTTTCGTTAAGGATATCAAGAACGTATGTCTTGACAGGCTTCTTCATTTCGAATATTCTAGAAGCAAACGAGTTAATATCACTGTTCTTCGCGTTGATTTCGTTCATCGACAGCGAACTCTTGATTATGCTGGCGAGTTGCTTTTTGTTCGATAAAGCGAAGTAAGGAACGTCCGAAACAACCTGAGCAACTTGATGTCTTACATTTTCCTCGTCACTCTCATAGATCATGGCTGCGAGATCTTGGACAGCGTTATTCTCAACCCAAATCTTATCGAAGCTATGACGAGCCTCTAAAAGCTCCTTTTGAATTAACTCCTTCTTGCAGAGATACTCGTATAAGCTTTCCTTGCCAATGGTCTTAACCTCAAAAGATTTACTCTCAGCAATTTGCTCCACAGTCATCTTAGGGAGGTCGAAAGAGGTCGAAACTAAAGTCGAAAGTTTGACACCGTTTCGAATACCAGCAGACTCCGCAACCAGATTCTTATCGCTAAGGAACTCAATCAGTTGATCTTTAAGCTCGTTCACTCTTTGGAATTCATTACAACTTACAATCTTGCCCTGATCACCAAATCTCTCTACTTTCTCCTCCAGTCTTTGCTTGATTCGGTCGTAGGAGAGTTGTGTCTCATACATGGAGAGAATGTTGTCAAAAGAATTATCAGCCTTATTGTAATCGCTTTCCATCAAGTTAGAGAGCATGGACGACACTTTCTTTGCCGTTGCAGCCTCAAATGACTTCTTATCCTCTAATACTGAAGCATCCTCAACAATAACCTTAGTAAGCTTAAGAGTGGGCTTGAAGTTGTATTTGCCACTTATGACGGAACCACTTTCAGTTAAGTAAGTGGCTTTACCATCTTCAACGTTGAAAAGCTCTACGTTTTCTCTGAGAGTGCGAGCTAAGTAGTCACCAATCTTGATAAGATTACTGAACTCTTTTCCTCTATTTTCAATAAGGTTAGTTAACATAGCGTATAGTTGTTATCAAAATTATTTAGATGTGCTTAGTTGGTCTTATTTTTTAAAATGACTCGCTTTCGACATATCTTCAAGGAGTTTTAACATTTCATCATCACAATCGGCCTCGATAGCTAGAGATTTCATGCTTTCTATATCAATAGACTCTGGCTGAGGTTCGGGGGTTGGAGGAGGTTCTTCACCTCCTGGAGGGGGTGGAGGAGGGAGTGCTCCAGGCGCTCCGCCCTGTTGAGCCATTGCTCCGAAGACAGGATCCTGCTGATCTTTCTCAAGACCATCCTTCATCTTGTTGATTTCATCATCCGAAAGCTGATAATAATCCTTGTAGATCTTTTCCATCGGGAATATCCCAAGACCCTTTACAGCCTGTACGACTCTGGCTTTTTGCTCGTCAGTGTCTAGCTGTCTCTTCAGGGCCATGTCGGATGGAGCAGGCAATTTAATTCTTAAGTCATTAATAAGTGTGGTAGGGAAGCCTCGAAGCATCAGGTGCCTCTTTGCCAGTGTCTCCAAACCAATCTCAATCGACTTTTGAATTCTTGTGATCACTCTGGCAAACTTAACATCGAGTTGAGCCAAGTTAGCCTTT